GCCCCAAGGTGTCGCGACTCCCTACCCTCCATTTTTTCGGTTTTGCCAGCAAACATTCGCCACTTTCCAGCAAACTCCACACCCTCCGTGCCTTTCCCCAGCAAACTCCCCGAATTGAGGTGTCATGACTAGTCGTATGCGGGTCGTGGACCCCGATGAGAGGCCCCTGGTCAAGCCGAAGTCGTTGGCCGAGGCAGTTGAATCGGGGGACTACCTGGAAATCCTTCGTGCGCAGCGCCGCGACATCGTGACATCCCTCCCTGATGAGAAAGGGCCTGCTAAAGCGGCTCTTCACCGGCAGTTGTCGATCATCTCGAAGGAAATCGAGACGTTGAGCCTCGAGGAGGCTGGTGAGAAGTCGGTGGTGGCTTTGACTGATGACGACGCCTGGGACTCCTCGGCTATCTGACGTCGCTCGTCATGTGATTGCCCCGGTGGGGATCACGTCGACGGGTTGGCCGGCGGTTCGGGATACCTGCAAGAGGTTGGGGTGGGGTTTCGACGGTTGGCAGGACGGCGCCGGACGCCTGATTCTCGGTAAAAGGGCTGATGGGTTGTATGCGGCCGACACGATCATCCTGTCGATTCCCCGGCAGGTGGGGAAGACGTACCTCATCGCGTGCATCATCTTCGCGTTGTGCCTGATTCACCCGAAACTCACGGTGATCTGGACTGCGCACCGGAAGACGACAGCGGCGGAAACGTTCGCAAGCTTTGACGGAATGGCGCAACGCCCTCGAGTGGCCCCGCAGATTTTGCAGGTCATGCGGGGCAAGGGCGACGAGAAAATCCTGTTCCGCAACGGCTCCCGAATCCTTTTTGGGGCTCGGGAGACCGGTTACGGGCGCGGTTTCTCCGATGTTGACGTGTTGGTGTTCGACGAGGCGCAGATCATGACTGAAGCCACGCTCGAGGACATGTCAGCGGCCCAGAACGTCGCGAAGAACCCTCTCACGTTCATGATGGGCACCCCGCCGCGGCCGAAAGACCCGTCAGAGGTGTTCACCATGCACCGCCAAGAGGCCTTGGACGGGGAGTCCGAGGAAACCCTCTACATCGAACTGTCTGCGGACAGGAATGCTGATCCGTTGGATCGGGCGCAGTGGCGGAAGGCGAACCCCAGCTTCCCTATTCGCACTTCGGAACGGGCCATGCTCCGGTTGCGGAAGAAACTGAAGTCGCTGGACTCCTGGCTCCGCGAAGCCTTGGGGGTTTGGGATGAGGAGGCCCGCCACCAGCCGGCGATAGACCTGGCGGTGTGGAAGGGGTTGTTCGACGTTCCCGTCGACGGGAACCCACCCGATTCGTTGGGGGTGGACATGTCCCACAAGGGCGAAATCTCCATCTCCGCGTGTTGGGTGCTGGAGGATTACGCGCACGCGGAAGAAGTGTGGGCGAACGTCGATGAAGCTGCGTGCGTCGAGTGGCTCGACTCGAGAACTACCCGTAAAACCCCCATTGTCATCGACAATGCCTCCCCGGCAAGCGCATTCGTGCCCGAGTTGAAGCGCCGCGGGAAGAACGTGGTCCTCACTACGGCGTGGGATATGGGTAAGGCGTGCGGACTGGTCGTCGCTCGCGCGAAAGCCGGGACTGTCACCCACGGCGCCCAAGAGTCCGTTACCGACGCACTTAAAGGGGCTCGGAAGCGTCCGATTCGTGACGCGGGTGGTTGGGGTTGGGACCGCCGCGACGAAACGGTGAACATTGCGCCATTGGTGGCGTGGACGCTCTCAGTGTTCGGTGCTGTATCTCAGCGTAGGAAAACGTCAACGGGTGGCCGTGTCGCCACCGTCTCATAGGAAAGGGAGGACATGTATCAGATTGACCTCCCTCTAGTCTCCGCCGAAGTCCTCGGCGTCACCGACGATGAGCAGCAGACCCTCAACGCGCTGATCTGGCAGTTGGAGCGCGTGCAGACACGGAATCTGCTCCGGGATTCGTATTACGACGGCCGCAGGGCCATCTCGCAGCTAGGGACGATCATCCCCCCGTCCTACGCGAAACTAGCCGTGGTCCTGGGGTGGTCCGGGAAGGCCGTGGACACCCTCGCGGATCGGTGCAACTTGGATGGGTTCCTCTGGTCTGACGGCGATTTGAACTCGTTGGGGTTCCGCGAGGTGTACGACGGCAACTATTTCGGCACCGAAGTCGCTTCTGGGGTTACGCAGTCGCTTTTGCACAGTGTGTCGTTCCTCGTCAACACCGTCGGCGATAAAGATGCCGGTGAGCCCATCGGGTCCATTCACGTCAAGGACGCCGCCAACGCCACCGGACTCTGGGATGCGCGGGCACGAAGGCTGTCGAGTTTGTTGTCGATTACCAGCCGAGACAAACAGGGCGCCCCAGACGGCTTGGCCCTGTATCTGGATGGTTTGACGATCACCGCTGAACGTGACGAGTTGGGTTGGGTAGTCACTGATCGGACGGAGCATCCATGGGGTGTCCCCGCGGAACCGATGGTGTACGACTACCGCACCGCAAGGCCTTTCGGTTCGTCGAGGATCTCTCGGGCGGTGATGGCGGCCCACGATGCTGGCCTGCGGACTCTGATTCGCATGGAAGGCCACGCCGACACGTACTCCTTCCCCGAAATGTGGATGCTCGGCGCGGATGAAAGCATCTTCAAGAACCCCGACGGGACGCAAAAGGCCTCGTGGCAGGTGATGTTGGGCCGGATCAAGGGCGTTCCCGACGATGAGGACGCCACAACCCCGCGGGCGGATGTGAAGCAGTTCCAGGCCGCTTCACCGCAGCCGCACATCGACATGCTGAAGCAACAAGCGCAGTTGTTCTCCGGGGTGACCCAGATACCACTCCCTGATCTTGGCGTGTCGGACATGTCGAATCCCACCTCCGCCGATTCCTACTTGGCGTCCCGTGAGGGGTTGATCGCGCGGGCCGAGAATGCCACAGCAGGATTTACCCGCCCATTGCAGCGCGCGTTCACTCGCGGGTTGGCGATGCAGAACGGGTTGAAGGAAATCCCGGCGGAGTGGATGACGATCGCCCCGAAATGGCGCAACCCCCGGTACCTTTCGAAAGCTGCGGAGGCCGACGCCGGCATGAAGCAGCTGACCGCTGCCCCGTGGCTAGCTGAAACCGATGTGGGGCTCGAGTTGCTGGGACTGACTGAGCAGCAGATCACCCGCGCCATGTCGCAGAAGCCCACCCAAGGCGTTCCTCAGGCGGTGCGTCCACAGCCCATAGCTGACGGCACCGACCCAAATCTTCCCTGACCGAAACGGTTGGGGGTTTGACGCTTCCGAGCGTCTGTTTTGCCGAGCCGAAACGGCGCGGTCGTCACATTCCGAAACGGAAGAAGTAGAGCCATGCCCGATGAGCCCGTAACCGATGCCGTCGAAACGACACCACCGGACGAATCCCCAGCAGAACAGGCACCGAAGCCCACCGAAACGGTCGACTTCTGGAAGTCCAAGGCCCGCGAACAAGAAAAACGCGCCAAGGAAAACGCCGACGCTGCAAAGGAACTCGAAGCAATCAGGGAGTCGCAGAAGTCCGACCAGCAACGCCTGGTGGAACGCGCTGAGGCTGCCGAACGGGAGCGGGACGAAGAGCGGGCGTTGCGTCAGGTCGGCGACTGGAAGTCCGAAGTCGCCAAGAAGACCGGCGTTCCCGCTGAGGTGCTCCGTGGTTCCAGCCTCGAAGACATCGAGGCCCACGCCGTATCGCTGAAGGCTCTGCTACCAGAACCGCGCCCCGGCCATGTGCCGACTGAGGGGCGAACCGTGACAACCGGATCAGGCGACCCGGCACAGCAATTCGCGTCACTCATCAGCAATCAACTCAGAAACGCATAGGAGCCAATCATGGCAACTCAGCTCAGTTCGACGGCGGCAACTCTGCTGCCACCCACCATTACGGGGCCGATCTTCGCTAAGGCCACCGAGCAGTCCGCCGTGCAGTCCCTCGCACGTCGGGTTCCGCTGTCGGTGTCCGCGAACACCGCGATCCCGATCCCGATGGACGTCCCCGTTGCCGACTGGGTCGCTGAGGGCGGCGTCAAGCCCGCCGCGCAGGTCGGTGTCGGTGTCAAGCAGATGACCGGCAAAAAGGTCGCACTCCTCGTCCCCGTGTCGGAGGAAGTCGCGATGACCAACCCCGGCGGTCTGTATGACCAGCTGGTGCAGGACCTTCCGACCGCCATCGCCCGCGCATTCGACTACGCCGTCATCAACGGCCTGTCGTTGCGTACCGGCGGTGCGGGCCCGTTCCCGGAGTACCTATCGCAAGCCACCAACACGGTGGCTTTGGGTACGACCGCGAACAGTGCCGGCGGTCTGTACGTCGACGTCGTGACCGGCGCCGGCAAGGTCATCGACCGCAACTACGACTTCACCGGCCTCGCCGCCGACCCGCGGTTGAAGATCGACGCGCAGTTGCAGATCGACAGCCAGGGCCGCCCGCTGTACACCGACGGTGTGAACAACGCCGGCAGTTCGGCCGGTCAGATCGCCGGGTTCCAGACGTACTTCAACAAGGGCGTTTCCGGTAAGTACTGGCGTGCGGGTGACAAGGTTCAGACCGTCACCATCAACGGCACGCCCACCGGCGGAACGTTCCGCCTCTTCTCGGGTGGAAACCAGGCCGACCTGGCCTATAACGCAGCCTCCACCACCACGGTGCAGTCGGCGATCCGGGCGTGGGGCGGCATCTACTCCGGTGTCACCGTGACTGGTTCCGCTGGCGGCCCTTACACCATCACGTTCGCGGATGTGGCGTCCAACGTCACCAGCGGCGCCGCACCGTTCGCCGTCGATCAGTCCCTCCTCACCGGTGGTACTGCTGCGGCGTCGAAGGCGACCATCGCGGCATCGGGTCAAGGTGGCACTGATTCGCTGCTCCGTGCGGTGGGTGGCGACTGGTCGCAGGCCGCGTACGGAGTCGGCATGGACATCTCCGTGCGCGTGTCAAAGGAGGCCTCGTACTACGACGGCACCACCTGGCATTCGGCGTTCCAGGAGAACTTGGTCCTGCTGCTGGTGGAGGCGTACTACGGCTTCGTCATGGGCTCCAAGGACGCGTTCTGCACGTTCACCAAGGGCTCAGCAGCCTTCTGACATCGACTGGTAGCGAAGGGAGTTGGGCATGGCATTACTAGAAGTCGACGACCTGACTCCCTTCGTCACCATCGACGAAGACGAAGCGGAAGCAATGGTCGCAGACGCTATCGCGTTGGCGACCCTGGCCGCCCCCTGCTTGGTTGGTGACGATCTCACCGCCTTGCAGATGGCGCAAGCCAAGGCGGTGCTGCGTTCAGCGGTGATCCGGTGGCATGAATCCGGTTCGGGCAACACCACACAGCAGGCGGTAGGTCCGTTCCAGCAGACCGTCACACCACTGGCCCGCAAGTCGCTGTTCTGGCCATCTGAGATTGACGCGCTGCGCAACGTCTGCAAATCAACAACATCAGGCGGGGCGTTCAGCGTTGACACTGCCGCTAGGGCTATGCAGTTCCATCCTGTCGGTTGGTGTGGTTTCGACGCTATCCCGGTCGACTGATGTTTTCGCTACCCCTCTTCAGCGGGGTTCGGGAGCAGGTGATCCGGCACCGCGCGGGCGGGCGGGACGAAAACGGTCAACTCATACCTGCAATCGACGAGCCGCTGACGGCGATCGCGGTCGCACCGGGGGGCGGTTCGCAACACGCATCGAGGACGCAGGAAAGCGAAATCACCGCGTGCTCCGTCTACTTCGAACTCGGCACGGACATCGTCAACAGCGATGAGATGACTGTCCGCGGTGAACGATTCACCGTCATCGTCAACGACTGGCACCTGGCAGGCTTTGGCGGCCTCGAAGTGCTGTGCAATAAGGGGCAGGGATGACGTTCAAGCTGAACTTCGAGGGCGGCGCCGAAGTGCTCAAGGTAATGGCGGCACCGCACATCAAAGCGTTGGCTGATGCGATCGCCGCGACCGCAGGCGGCGACGCGAAGGTGAAGATGTTCACCACCGACCGCGCACACGCCTCCGTGTCGGTGCCTGCCGAGCAGCAAGCCAAAGACGGTGTGCTGACCCGGGGACTATCGGGAGCCGGTATCGAGATCGCGCCGCCTAAGCGCGCGAAGCGGAAAGCCCGCCCGAAGTGACCGACCGCGAACCAGTCGACGTCGCGAAGGTCATCAAGGAATGGCTGAAAGCTGATCTGGCAGCACGGTTCCCGACGCTATCCGTGGTCCTGGAACTACCGTCGAACTGGACTCTGGGCTCCAATCCGGTGCTACTCGTCGCCGACGACGGCGACCCCCTAGTGGTGTGGCCCGCCGCCACCTCACCCACCATCCGCCTCACCTCGTGGACGTCCGGCCGCGACCGCACCTACATCCACGCCGCCCTCACCCGACTACTCACCGCCCGCATCCCCGGTATCGCCGCGATCCTCCCCAGCACAGGCGTTCTGGAGGCGCGCGACGCGAACACCCGCGGGGACTTGGCGTCGGTCACTGTGCTGACGCGCGCCCGCACCGCAGTACCGCAGTAAGTCGCAATGAACTGCCCCCGCCCATCCGGGTGAGGGTGTCTGGCCCGCAAGGGCATTGAAATCGCCCTTGAAGGAGGGAAATCACCATGCCCGATGGAATCGTTAACCCCGATCTCACGCTGATTCCGGACAAGGCTGAAGTCTGGCTGGCCCTGAAGTCCGACGTCGCCGACATTGACGCCATGATCCCCGCGTCGACCGATGACGACCTACTCGAGCTCGGCTGGGAGTTCGGCGGCTACATCGACGCCGACAAAGGCATCTCGATCAGCCCGTCGATCGAGGTCAAGGAGTACGACGCGTTCGGCCATCCGAAGTTCCGGGTGAAGCTGAAGAACGGCAAGCTGCTGACCGGGTTCACCCTGTTGGAGACCAACGCGACGACGAAGAAGATCGTGCTGCCGGGTTCGGCGCCGAACCGCATTGGTGCCCCGAAGGACGTGCAAATCTACGTCCTGTACAAGTACATCGACGAGGATCGCGTCACCATCTGGTCGCAGTTGACTCCCGCGCCGGTAGAGCAATCCGGCGACAGCGGCATCACTGACGGCGGGCTGCGGTGGTTCGAGATGACGGTGCATCACACCACCAACGCGGACGGCGACGTCTTCGAGGTCATCGACGCGACGACCGACGACGTGACGAAGACGTTCACGATCGGTAGCGGCACGACCGGATACACGGCGACGGTGACGGGGTCGACTACGCCGTCGATCACGTCACTGACCTCCGCGGCGCTGCAAACGGCGCTGCGGGCGTTGTCGAGTGTCGCGGCGCTTCCGTCTCCTGGTGCGACGGTGACGGGCTCGGGTGGCGCACCCGGCACGCTGACGGC